GACAAAAACGTTTAAGGATAAATATTACGCAATGCCGGATATAGGTGAGCAAGCTGCCTGTCTTATGGATGAAAATTGCGAGGATGGTGTAATTCTTGGAGCAATTTATACAAGTCTGAATGCAGTCCCTGCCGGAACTAAAGAACAAACTTTAATTAAATTCTCCGATAATGCCTTAATTGAATACAACAAAGAAACTCAAATCCTCACTATTAGCGTAAAACAAGTGAATATTATTGCCGATATTTTAAATACAGGCACTTTTCAGAATACCGGCGGAATAACTTCAAATTCAGATATCACAGACAAAAAATCATCTATGCAAGATATGCGTGATATTTACAATTCACACTCTCATCCCGATAAAAATGCACAAACATCGAGCCAAATGTAATGACAAAATTAAATGAAATTACATACGTTGACTGGCAGTGCAAACTCAATGAAATCGGAGGAATAGCTGAAGGCGTCAACGATATTAATCAATGCATTGCAATTATTCTTGAAACTCAAAAAGGTTCAGACCCGCACCGCCCTGATTTCGGCTCTGATATCCTAAAATATGCTGATTATCCTGTTAATATTGCAAAAGCGAATATTATTCGTGAAACCATTGATTCTGTTACAAAATGGGAAACAAGAATTGATATTAAAAATACAACTGCTGAAATTATCTGCGAAGAAATTTTTATCAGAGTTGAATGGACTTTGAAAAACTCTGATATATCAGGAATAGCAGAGGTTACATTATGACAAACTTAATCGAACCCAATTTCATAGAACGAGATCCCGATAAAATAACGGCTGAATGGATTAAACTTTATGAGGAAAAATCCGGCAAAACACTTCAGCCTGCTCAAATTGAGCAATTAATGATTGATGTCGGAGCATACAGAGAAACCCTTTTAAGAATTGAAATTCAAGAAACTGCAAAAAAGAATTTATTAAGCTACGCACCGCTTGATGTTTTAAGGCATATCGGCGAGCCTTTAGGAGTTGAACAATTACTTGCAGATTGTGCCGTTACGGAAATAAAGTTTTCTATTGATGAAGCCTTAGATTTTAATCTGACAATCCCGAAAGGAGCTCAGATTGAAACAAAAGACGGATTATACATATTTGAAACGGTGCATAATGCTGTTTTAGAGGCAGGAAATACAAGCGTTAATACAGGCGCAGTCTGCACAAAAACAGGAACAGAAGCAAATAATTACCCGATAGGTTCAATTAATAACCTGATTACCCCTTTAAGTTACATTTCAAACGCAGAGAATATAACGGTTTCTTCAGGCGGTGCGGATGATGAGGATGCTGAAAGTCTGCGTGAACGAATAAGGCAGGCTCCAGAAAAATTTTCAAATGCCGGAAGCAGGGGAGCATACCGCTATCATACATTTTCTGCTCATCAATCAATAATTGATGCCGCAATTCTTTCGCCCTCGCCCGGAGTTGTTAATATTTACCCTTTAACAAATACAGGAAACCCAAGCAATGAAATAATAAATATTGTTCAAAATCATTTGAGTGATGAAAAAGTAAGACCTTTAACTGATTACGTTCAAGTTCTTCCGCCTGAACGCATTGATTTTCAAATAAATGCCGAATTAATGCTTTTCCTTGACTCTGACGCTGATACTGTAATGACTGTTATTAATGAAAAACTTGAAAATTACAAGAAAAATTTATCAAAAAAACTCGGCAAAAACGTAATTAGAACGCAGATTATAGCCATTCTGAACAATGTTTACGGTGTGTATAAAACAGACCTCTTGAATCCTGCTTCAGATATAAACATTTTAGAGTATCAATGGGCAAATTTGACTGGTTTCAATATTACTATTCGAGGATATGCCGATGAGTAATGAATTAGCACAAATCAATGACATTAATTTACAAATTTTTGATGAGATATGTGCGGAACGCTTCAATGCCTTAGATTTAGATTGCGTTTTAATCTCTTTGATTGATAAAGTACCGTCTGACGCTTTGCCGCATTTAGCTGAACAATACCACGTTACGGGAAATGAAGGCTGGCTCCAAGCCGTAACCGATACAGAAAAAAGAAATTTAATAAAATCCGCAATAAAAATACACCGCTTTAAAGGCACAAAATATGCAATTAAAGAAATTTTTAAAACTCTGAATCTATCGGGAGATATTGAAGAATGGTTTGATTATGGCGGTCATCCTTATTATTTCAAAGTATTTTTAAGAGTTACCGAATCTTCAATAAAAAATGATGTCGAAGAACATCTTCTTGCATTAGTTAAAGAATACAAAAACGAACGCTCTTGGCTTGAGGTTTTAGATTTTCGTTTAATGACAAACGGAAAAACACACATCTATTCGGCTTTAGCTGAAGAACAAACAATTACGGTAAATAAAAAGGCATAATATGACAGATGAATTTTACTCATTAGTTACGGATATTGGTGCAGCGAAACAGACAGCAAGCATAAGGGACGGCGTTCCGTTTGATGTTTCGTATATTGCATTAGGCGATTCAAACGGCTCATACTATGAACCCGAAAAAACACAGACTCAGCTTGTTCATGAAGTTTGGAGGGGAAATATAGAAAAATGCGAATGGGAAGATAACAAATTTTATTGTATTACATCCGTTCCGGCAACCGTTGGAGGCTTTACTGTGCGTGAAGCAGGGATATTTGATTCCAATAATAATTTATTGGTAATAACAAAATTCCCTCTTACAACAAAGCAAGCACCGTCAACAGGCTCTATAAAACAATTGACAATAAGAATTGAAATTGAATTATCAAACATTGAACTGGCAAATTTAATAGTAAACCCTAATATTACACTTGTAAGCAAGGATGAATTTCGTTCTAAAATCAATGAAATAAACGGAAATTTAGAAACTAATTATCTACAAATCAATGAAAATTTAAACGAAATAAAAGATGATATACTAAGAAACTATCAAAAGTTAAATGAAAAAGGGCAGAATCAAGGATATGCACCTTTAGATACAAATAAAAAAATACCGTCTGAATTTATACCGCAGTCATTAATACCGTTTTGTGTAAATTCAGCAAATAACAATTTCCTGTCATTACAAGGAAATATAATAACCGCAAATGCCCCTTTTACTTATACAACAGCGGAGGGAAACACGTTTACAGTCAATAATAATTTAACTTTGAATGCCGCTCCTCTGACTCCTTCTGCCGGACAGAGCGTTAAATATAACTTGTTTGTAAAAGAAAATTCAGGCACATTTTCGCTAAGTGCCTTTGCTAATTCTATTTATACTCAAATGAGCGAACCCTCAAACCCTAATCCAAACGATATTTGGCTCGAAACTCTTGAGCCTTTTGCAAGTTATATAAGAAATAACAATGTTTGGACAAAATCAAACCTCGTACCGATAGGCTCTTTCACTATTTCAAATTAAGGAGATATTATGGAAACAAAATTTTATTACAGCTACAACGATGAATTTAATGCTTTTATAGGCAGTTTCCCTGCAATAAAAAATCCTCGCAGAGAAAATGAATACTTACTGCCCTATAAAGCAACATTTATTGAACCGCCCGAAATAAGCGAAAACGAAATTACAGTCTGGGAGGATGACCATTGGAATATAGTTTCGGATTTTAGAGGCAAAACTCAGATAAATATTGAATCAAGAGAAGTTTCAAAAATAGATTACATAGGTTCTATAAAACAAGGCTTTCAGTTAGTTACTGATGAAACTGCACAAGACATTCAAAGAAACCCCGATAAATACAAAATTATTGATAATCAGCTTGTTAATATTTCGGATACGGAGGAATACAGAGAAATTTTACAGGCAAAAGAAGTTCAAAGACGAATATCTGAAATAAAAGCAGAATTATCTGACCTTGATACAAAAAGAATCAGAGCAGTCTGTGAACCCTCAATAAAAGATGAGGCCGCAGGTGAAACGTGGCTTGATTATTACAACAATCAAGCATCTATCTTAAGAGAAGAACTCCAAACATTACAAGGAAACTAAAAATTGACTATTTCTGATTTAAAAACTTTTCCCTTAAACCAAAACGTCTATCATAAAAGCGTACAGACTCAAGGCACAATCGGTGCTTTATACATCTTCCCCACAAATTATACGCCCGATGACTGCTTTTCTTGTGACGGCTATTCTCTTGCAATATCAGATTATCCCGATTTATACAAAGTTGTCGGGACAACTTTTAATCAAGCAGGAGACGGTGCAGGAACTTTTAGAATACCCGATTACAATGTAACAGGCAGATTCTTGCAGCCAAGCACTAATGCCGGAATTCAAATAGAGGCAGGTTTACCCAATATTACAGGTACTATTCATTATGGTGCAACAAATTCCGGCTCAGGCGGAGGTGCTTTCTATGCGGCATATAATGCTGGATGCGGTGACGGTGATGGGGATGGAGGTGTCTATAACCCTGTTATAGGATTTAATGCTTCTCGTTCAAGTGCAATTTACGGCAGTTCAGCAACCGTTCAGCCTCCCTCTCAGACTGTTCATGTGTGTATTAAATATAAGTAAATAAAGGAGTTTTAAATGTTAAATAAAATATGCCTGCATTGGACAGGCGGTAATAATTACCCTTGCGAAACCGATTTAAACGCATATCACTATTGCGCTGCCAAAGACGGAAAAATTTATCAGGGCAAATTTACACCCGAAGATAACCTGAATTGTAAAGACGGCAGATATGCAAAACACTTGGGAGGCGGTAATACAGGCTGCATAGGAATTTCTTTATGCGGTATGCGAGGCTTTAATCCGAAAACAAAAGAAACTGACCGCCCCATAACCGAAAAACAAGTTGAATCTTTCTGCTGTTTAGCTGCATATTTATCCGTTAAATACAATATTCAAACAGATAAAAATACTGTTTTTACTCATTACGAGTTTGACCAAAAACAAACAAAACAAAAAGGAAAAACAGATATTACATTTATTTCTTATCTGCCGAACCTACAAAAAGAACGAGTTGGCGATTATTTAAGAAACAAAATCGCTTGGTACAAAATAAAAATTCGTGAAAATAAGTACAAATTAGAAAAAAAAGGAAATTGCTATGAATTTATTTGCATTCATTAAGTCTTGGAAAGATTTTAATGTAATTTGGAAGTTAATTCAGCCGTTTGTATTGAAACTGGTCAAAAAAAACGTGCCGGATGCAATAACTAAATTATATGAAAATCTTGCGAAATATGCAGAACCTGCAATCGACAGCCTATATAAATTAAAGGCTAAAATTAAAGAAACCCCGTCTGAATTGGATGATTACTGTTTTGAGCAGGGAGTTTCAGCTGTTGAAACTTTCGCAAATTATTTACTTGAAGAAACCAAGAAGCTCCGCTCTTAACGGAGTTTTCTTGCCTTTTATCGTACATTGACAACT